GAAGCAAGGGGATCATGCAGTCGTAAGACGTGGGTCCGCAGGGCTTTTAGATGCGGCTCCTCCCGATTCCTTTCTGCGGTATGACCAGCTTGTTCAGGAGTTTGGTTTGATTGCGCCGATTGAAAGAGATGCGTTGGACATTGCGCGGTTTGGATCGGACGAGAAACGATACATTCGAGCTATTGAAAGAAGGGGTGAGGACATTACAGCGGAGCCTCGTGTGAAGTTGTCTACCTTTCATGGGATGAAGGGTGGAGAGGATGATAATTGCGCAGTGTTTCTTGCATCCACACATGCTTGTGTGAACACTAAGCATCCCGACGATGAGCACAGGGCAATGTATGTTGGCCTGACTAGAACCAAACAGCGTCTGGTCCTTGTGGATACAGATTACAAATACAGGTATGAACTATGAAACGAAAAGAAGTTTTAGAAAAAGCAGACAAATACATCAACGGTGACCGGGCAAAAGACTATGGCAATGCGTTTGAGAACTTTACGCGCATTTCTGAAGGTTGGCAGCTTATCATTCAAGAGGCTAATGCCACGAACGGTTATGTCACGCCAAGACATGTGGCACTCTTGATGATCTGGTTGAAGATGGCGCGATTGTTGCATGACTTAGATAACGACGATAGCTGGGTAGATATTGCTGGATACGCTGCTCTGGGTGCAGAGTGCACGGACAACGAGAGCGAAATACAAAAGCGCATGGACCTGTTTATGAAGGTTACTAAAAAGGAACCTCAGACGGAGACAGAGAGATAATGGCACGAGATCGAAAGGACAGGCGCACCGTAGATTTCTTGGCCCGTGTAGAGCTTGGTGAAAGCCTAGACCCTGATTGGAACATCCCGTCAGAGTATCCGGATTTGACACAACACAAGTCTATAGCTGTAGACTTGGAGACAAGAGATCCAAACATTAAGATGTTGGGTCCGGGCTGGTCACGGAACGATGGATACATTGTAGGTATTGCGGTAGCTGCTGGCGATTATCATGGGTATTTTCCTATCCGTCATGAAAACGGACACAACCTTGATCCTAAAATAACGATGCGATGGCTAAAGAAACAAATGGCTACGCCGCATATTGATAAGATTATGCACAATGCCACATACGACGCCGGATGGCTTCGCTCAGAGGGGGTAAATGTTCAGGGTAAGATTATCGACACAATGGTCGCAGCGCCTCTGGTGGACGAGAACAGGTTCTCCTACAGCCTAAACAACCTGGGCCGAGACTTTATTGACATGCGCAAAGATGAAAGAATGCTTCGTGCCGCTGCAAAGGACTGGGGTATCGATCCCAAATCAGACATGTGGAAGCTACCCCCAAAGTTTGTTGGAGCGTATGCAGAACAAGATGCAATCATGACATTGAAGTTGTGGGAGCGACTAAAGATAGAGATATCATCACAAGATCTCAACCATATCTTTGACCTAGAAACCAGCCTGATCCCCTTGATGTTGGACATGCGAGAGCGTGGTGTGCGTGTGGACATTGGCAAAGCCGAATCTGTGCGCTTGGGTTTGAAAAAGAAAGTGGAGAGTTACAAGAAAGAGATCAAACGCAAGACCGCAGTAGACATAGAGCCATGGGCCGGGGCGTCTGTAGCCAAAGTGTTTGATGCTTTAAACTTAAAATATCCAAAGACAGAAGCGGGTGCCCCTTCTTTCACCAAGCAGTATTTAAACAATCATCCGCACGAAGTATGCCAGATGATTGTGAAGTTGCGAGAGTTTGATAAGGCAGATAGCACTTTTATTGATTCAATCTTACGTCATGAAAAAGACGGTCGGATACATACAGAATTTCACCAACTTAGATCGGACGATGGCGGCACAGTTACAGGTAGGTTTTCATCTTCAAACCCTAACTTGCAGCAAATACCAGCACGGGATCCTGATATCAAAAAGATGATACGGGGATTGTTTATCCCAGAGGAGGGACACAAGTGGGGATCTTTTGATTACTCCAGTCAAGAGCCAAGACTTTTGGTGCACTTTGCTGCCAGTATGCCTGACGGAATGCGACACCCGGTTGTTGATACGATTGTCGAAGAGTATCACAGAGGAGATGTTGATCTTCACCAAATGGTAGCAGACCTCGCTGGTATCAGCCGTAAAGAGGCAAAGGTTGTGAACCTTGGGATTATGTATGGCATGGGTGTGGGCAAACTTGGTGCACAGTTAGACATCTCTTCAGACCAAGCCAAGACTTTGATTGCCCGACACAGAGAGAAAGTGCCTTTCGTAAAACAGCTTGCAACTATTGCTAGTCACAGAGCCGAGGATCAAGGTCAGATCCGCACGTTGCTGGGTCGTAAGTGTCGCTTTCATTTGTGGGAACCAAAGACGTTTGGTTACAATAAGCCTTTGCCGTTGGAGGAGGCGAAGAAAGAGTATGGCAACATTAATAATTTAAAACGGGCTTTTACATACAAAGCCTTGAACAAGTTAATACAGGGATCCGCAGCGGACCAGACAAAAAAAGCTATGGCCGATTGTTACTCAGAGGGACTTATTCCTTTGCTAACGGTGCATGATGAGTTATGCTTCTCCGTAGAGGGCGACGATCAAGCGCACCGGATCAAGGACATAATGGAAAATGGATTGTCGGAGGTCTTGAAAGTCCCCTCTAAGGTAGACGATGAACTCAAGAACAACTGGGGTGAGATAGATTAATTAGTTCTGCCTAAAGATTTAGCCAACGCTTGTGTTGCAGGATCAGTGCCTAAGATCGCAGGATCGATCTGACCTCGCGGACCTGAAACGGGTGGGGCCGCAGGTGCCGGAGGTGCTAGGTTCAAGTAAGGGTTTGAGATGGGGGCCGTCGCAGGTGCCGGAGGTGCTAAGTTCAAGTAAGGGTTTGACAGAGGCGAAACACGAGGTGCAGGCACGGCACGAGGTGCAGGTTCTGGCGAAGCAACCGACAGAGGCTCCCGCTTACGATCTCTTGAACGCTGGTTGAACGGACTGAAATCAGACATGTCTGTCATAAATGTCCGACCTTCAGCTTGACGCATTCTTATTAAATCTTTCCACAATTCTTTACTTGCATCGGTAGGCCAGAACTCTCCGTTCATAATGGCATTGGCCTCCGCTTTACCTAACCGTGCTCCTTGAACCAAGTTCTGTCTGATAATTGTGTCCTGACGAGATTTGCTTAGACCAGGCATTAGATCTCGCGCAGACTCGATGTCTTGATACAACTTACTTTGCTCACGATATAAGTTGTCCAAGTACGTGTCCCAAGAACGAAGCATGTCGGCTTGAGTAAGATTGGCTCGTTTCATGTCTCGTTGAGCCGCACTTTTTGCTTCTGTACGACGAGGAGTGTATGCTTTTCCTGCAAAAGCAAAGTCATTGCGAATATCTAGGGTCATAGGCGTAAACCCTGTTACCAAACGAGCACCTTCTTTGAATATGTTGTATTCTTCTCCACGGTTTCCTGGAGTATCAGTAATTGAACGTAACACTCGTCCTTGGTTTAACATTTCTCTTGGTGTTGTGACAGAAAACGGGCGATCAACTTCTGCAATTAGTTTGGCGTACTCAGGAATTACACCATTCATTATATGCCCAAACGATTTGTCGATCTTGTCGCCTAAAGAATCTGTTCTGTTATAAATAGGAGCACCGTCTTGGTTTCTACCTCCGCGTCCAAAAATAGACGCGACAGGAACACCCGAAGACGGAAGAACATCTGCCAGTCTTTCATAAATTAAAGACTCTTCACCGAACGGTTCTGCAAACATTCGTAAACCTGTAAACGCCGATGCACCTATGCGTTCTATTTGATTTTTATCTAATTTTCCCTGTTGACCATATACTTCTAACGCTGCACGAACAGGATCAAGAACAAAGGCATAAGGACTGACATAACTTAAATCAATGTAATCCATCTTTCCCTTTTGGTCATTGTTTAGAATTACTAATTGATGTCCTCTCATGTACTCAGGCAAACGAGATTTTAAGGCATCATACTGTTCTTGAGTAGTTCCAGTTGCATACATTGAGGCTTTCACCGCTTGAGCGGGACCAATAGATGCCACTGTTGCATAAGACATAAGACGTTGAGCACCCGCACCACGAATTTGTTTTTCAAACACAGATGCGGCTTCCTCTCCAATTTCTGCGCGGATGTCTGGAGGAATTGTAAAAGACATTTCTTTCAGACCACGATCCAAAATGTTTGCAGAATTACGAATGTTTTCTGAAGCAAAAGAAGTAAAATTACCAATTAAAGGAACAATGTCCAAAGCTCTAACCGCTTTACCAATTCGTGGATAAACAGGCATAGTATCTTTAACTATATCTGCTGCCATAACCTCATAAGGTAAAAGATCCGAACCTTTATCAAATTCTGTCACGGCACTTTTGTAACGTTTAGCAAGTCCTGCTTGAATCAACGACTCATAAACTCGAAAGTCATTTGGCTCAAGTCCTGCTGCTTCAAACGCATTTAAAATTTTTTTCTCCTCTCCTAACAAGGCAAGAGCTTTAAAAAATGTGTCAGATTCACCGTAAATTTTTTCAAACGTCTGCATGAAAGGGATCTTGTCCGTCCATACATCAATCGTTTTAGCGACTTTCATGGAATTACTGGTTAGGTCTTCCCCTGCTCTTGCAAAATCTTTCAATGCACGAACAACCAAGTTCGTATCTTCAACGCCAGATAAAGAAATTTTCTTCGCTATACGTGTAAGTCCTGCTTCTTCCATATCAGATAGACTAGAAGTTAAGGCTTTAAAAACGTCACTAAAATCTGTGTCTCTACCGATATTTGCATTACCCCCAAGCATAGCAAGGTTCCCTGCAATATTTCTAACCTGTGCCCCAGGGTTTGGCACAATAGTCATTTTCTGAGACAAAGACCGAAGTTGTGACAATATACCTGCCGCTTCACCCAAGAAAGTATTACTGCCAAAACGTAATGGTGCAGTAATTGCCCCGTATGTTTCTGGAGAAACTAAACGACCTGTTAATTCTCCATACGCACCTCCAAAAACGTGTTGGATATCACGGCTTTCCCCCAACTGGCGATATCCTTTTTTATTTATTAAATCATCACGAAACTTTTGAATAACCTGATCAGCAGGATCGACATATATTATATTTCCCGTTTGATCAGTAACTTCCGCTGTAATGCCTTGATCTCTCGCTATAATTCTAAAAGGCTGTTTGGCAGCGTCGTATTTTTCTGGAGTCATGCGCGTTGAATCTGGTAAATCGATGATCGCGGGACGTCCACCTTGGTTTAACATCTCCATACCTTTAACAGCATCAACTGCTAAACCCTGATCAATCATAGCACGATACATGTCCGCAGCCGCGTTAGCTTGTGCCATATCAGAGATTGTTTTTTTGTAGACCTCTTGAGTAGCTGTTATCTCACCTTTTAACCTTCGAAGTTTAGGGCTTAGATCGATTAAAGGTTCACGAGCAATAAACAAATCGTCAAAGGCCGTAAGAACAGGACGATCAGTAGCTGTAAGACCTATCTTGTCTCCTTTAGCTGCTCTGGTGACTTCTTTAATCTTGTCTTTTAAAACAATATCGGGAGACGTGCCTGTAAGGGTGTGAAGACCGAGTGTATCGAGCACACGCTCTTTAGCCAACGCTCGTGTGTTGTCGTCTACAGTGCTACCAGAGGGAACAATAATACCCGCTACTTCTTCCACTGCTTCATCAAATTCTTTAGATGATAAATCAAGATTTTTGTAAAAGTTAATAGGGTTTTCGTACTGATCGAACTGACGGCGCAAATATCCAAATTGGTTGTTTTGGTTTTTAATCATTTCTTCCAGGGCTTGCGCTGCTCTCTGTTTAGCAGGCGTATCTGCCGAAAGTAGCTTCCCTGTCTTTGGATCCACTCCGATAACCGTTTCAAGGTTTCGCATCGTTTGCTCTTCAAGACCTGCGCGAACGTTGATCATTTCGTCCGCTGCTTTAATCATCTCTTTTGAAGCAAACTGCTCCAGGGGCTTTCTGTTTCCCAAAAGGAAAGAGTTTAAAGCTGCGTCAACTCTCTGTGCATCTACTGGAGTTTTGTCCTTGAGTTTTGAGGACTTCAAGAATTTTGTAGCGGCTTTGTCAAATCCTAACGCTGCTGTAACACCACGACGATTAAACATGTCCCGAACAGCTAACCCGTCTTGAACAGTTTCATAAACAAGAGGATCAGCACCTGCCCCTGCTGTAAAATATTTTACAAAAAGATCTTTTGCGCCCTTTGCGCCCTGGTTTACTGCGCCTAGACCGATAGCATCAAAACCTTTAGCCATTCCCTCTGCTACTCTGCTTGGTGCTTGGCGCACCGCTCCGGCAACCTTTGCTCCAGTTTCCGTGCCACCAACACCTCTGGCAATTACTCCAGCCCCTCTAAGTGCTGTGTCTACAACTCCACTAGCAA